TACCGGCGGCACCGGCCTCGGCGCGGGCGCAGGATCCAGCCCGCCGGCGGCGCACCAGCGGCACCGGCCTCGGCGCGGGCGCAGGATCCAGCCCGGCGGCGGCGCACCGGCGGCACCGGCCTCGGCGCGGGCGCAGGATCCGGCCCGGCGGCGGCGCACCGGCGGCACCGGGCTCGGCGCGGGCGCAGGATCCGACCTGGCGGCGGCGCACCGGCGGCATCAGATACAGCGCAGATGCGAAAACCGACTCAGCGGCGGCCTGGCAAGGAGTGCGCACATGTCTGAGGTGCATCAATCCGAATTTGCGCGAATTTGCAGTGTGTCCCCGTCCGTTATCTCACGGAAAATTAGTAATAACACCCTCATCCGCAATGTCGCTGGACTACTGGACACGGAAAACCCGACCAACGCAAGGTATATAGCAAAACGCCGGCTGAAAGCCAGCGACAAGGCTCCAGACTCCCCCACCACACCAGAGGATAAAAGGCCCATTCCTCCGCCCGTTGATTTTTCATGCCTCCCTGACCACGAAATTTCCGAGTATGCGGGTCTCCCGCAACGGCTCTTGAGCCTGACGTTACGAGAACTGGTGACCACATACAAGGGTATCCCTGGAATGCAGGAATACGTGAGGATGCTCAAGGATCTGGCCGCCGCCGATGAGCGGGATCAGAAGGTTAGGGAGCGGCGGCTCCAGCTTGTCGAGAAGGATTTCGTGATCACCAGGCTGCTCCAGTACCTAGACACCCTAATAAAGCAGGTGCTGGAATACCCGGAATCAGCGGTTGATGAGGTTGTCGCACTGGTTCAGGCCCAGGGAGGTTCCGCAAAGCTGGACATAAGCCGAAAGCTCGAAGCGGGCATATCGAGAATTATCAAGGATTCGAAGGAACAACTAGTAAAGGAACTGGACGGCCTACGGTCGAAACACCAGGACGATGACAAATTGAGCGAAAAGATAAAAGAAGCCATAGCCGAGGCCACAGAGGAATAAGCAATGACCGTGTTCGATCCGTTGACAAAAAAAAAGGTATTCATCGGCGACATCGATTTCCTAATCGAGCGGATTGGAAAACTCACCGACTCCCTGCACCGTGAGCTGCCGAGCGAATTCGTCGAAAGAGTGCGCTATCTGCCCGGCGACCTTACCCCCTTCCCAGGCAAATTCAGCTTCGACAAGTTTCCCTATTTCCGGGAAATCGTTGACTGCTTCAGCCCCAACAGCCCGATACAGGAAGTGGCCATCATGAAGGGAAACCAAATGGGGGCTACGACCGCCGTGCTGGAAACGGTGATGCTGTACAACATAATGAGCGATCCAAAGGCGCAGATGTGCGTAACCGCCGATTCCGGCCTTGCGAGGGAATCGGTGAAGACGAGGGTCGAAAAGATGATTGACCTGGCCGGCGCAAGGGATCTGATTTCTTCGCAGAGCCGAAAGAAAAAGGGAAGCCGAAACTCCGGGGACACGACCACGGCAAAGGAGTACCCCAACGGTTACATCCATTTCTACGGAGGTCGCAGCCCCGGCAAGTTCCGGGGACTGTCCTATCCATGTGCCCTTGCCGACGAAGTGGACGCATTCCTCGACGACATACCGAAGGAAGGTACCGTGGTTGACCTGGTACGCAACCGCACCAACGCATACACCGGAAGCAAGCGAAAAATACTGTGGACATCCACCCCGCTCATCAAACAGACATCCAAAATAGAGCAGCTTTACCTGGATGGCGATCAACGAAAGTTCCTGGTACCATGCAAGCACTGCGGCACCATGCAGGAACTGATATGGCACGGCAAGGACGAGTCCGGTCACGTATGGGGAATCGTGTGGGAAAACGACGAGGATTATAGGCCGATCATCGAAACCGTCGCTTACAGATGCCGCAATTCAGGGTGCGGCAAAAGTATGAAGAATTATGACAAGGCGTTGATAATTCCCAAGGGGAAATGGAGACCCACGGCAAAACCATCATCCCCCAACAAAAGATCGTACCACATCACACCCATCTATAATCCGCCCGGAATGTTTTCATGGGAGGAGATGGTAGAGGTATGGGCCGAGTGTTGGGATCTGAAAACGAACCGTATGAAGGACAAGAGAACATACAGGCTTTTCAGGAACACCAAGCAGGGGCTGACCTTCGAGGAACTAGGTGGCAAGGAAATCGAGTTCAAAAAGGCCATTCAGTTCCGGCGGACGGGGTTTATAATCGTCAACGACGAATACGGGCTTACCGCCCGAGGCGTTCCCAACGACATTGCCGTGCGTGACAAGGGCTCGCCAATCCTAATCGTGATAGCGTCCGTTGACGTGCAGACCGACAGGCTCTACGTCGATGTAAAGGGATATTCCTACGGCGGCATCACCTGGACTTTGGAGTTTATTGAGATAGAAGGCAACACTGCGGAGTTCAACGGGGTATGGGACAAGCTCCACATGATAATCGGCAATAAACAATACATAGGGACTGACAAAAAAGTTTACAGAATAATGTTTACAATGATTGACTATGGCTACAACGCCACCTGGGTAAGCGCATTCATAAGTCGGTGCAGCCATGGCGTATATGCCTGCAAGGGAAAGGATTATATCGACAACGGGGAAACCTATCAGTTCTTCTCCCTCGCTTCCCAGCAGAGACTGGGATCGGACAAATTTCTGCACATAAACACGGGGAAGCTGAAGGACAACATTTCCAATTCCATGACCGTATCCTTTTGGGCCACGGATCAACCCCAGCCGTGGTGGTATCCCAATTTCCCGGAGGACTTCGGCGACGACTACTTCAAGCAGTTCGAGGCGGAAAGCAGGAAGGAGGAACGGTATGCCGTATCCAAGAAGTTCCGCAGGTACGTCTGGGTGCAAAAGCCCGGGCAGGACAACCACGCTTTCGACACCTATGTCTACAACCTTGCGGGCCTTGAGCTGGCGGCGGAATACTGGTGCAGGGAGCATCTTGGGCTTCCCGCCCTGGACTGGATCGCCTTCTGGGAACTCGCCAAGAAGGGGGAATTCTATCGGCTGGGAAATTAGTCCAATAGCGTTGACGGGATTAATAGGCTGGCGATTGCACCGGTGCAATTACTACCTTGGCACTATTGCCTCGCAATTTTTTTAGTTATGGTGGCCATCAAGGAAGGGCATACGCGCACTGACCTTTTCCACATGAATTTTTATTAATTGCACCGGTGCAATTAATAGCTTGATACCGTCGCCTCGTATAAGCTTTTTACATGGCGATTATTGAGGAGGGACACCCCGCAATATCAGGTTCCGCAGCGTTGTCTTGGCAGGATGTTATCAAGAACAGCAAAATTATCCTTTTTGAATTGGACAAAGCGATTCTCGTCCTGACGCGAGAAGGCCTTAGAAATTTCTCCCTCAACACCGGAATGACCACCCATAACGTTACCCCCCTGGATCTCCCCATTTTAATCCAGCGAAGAAAAGACCTGCTGGAACAGATAGCGGAAATCGAGGCTCGCAACGCGCCCCCGGCAATAATGACACAGGTGGTGCCGAAATGGTAAAGCATGGCAAAATCCCCGGCAGTAATCCCAATGAACTCGACGAGGTGCTTGCAAGCCTTATGCGCAACGTCGTCAACGATGTGTTCGACGGCGACACGTTCAGCGATTCCTTCGGCCCCACCCGCAACTACCTTTGGGGAAACGGCATCGACTACCACACGCTGCGGCAACGCTCCATGCAGTTGTACATCGAGAACCCTTATGTTTCTGGTGTCGTAAATCGGATGCTCCGCAACGAGATTTTCACTGGGATAATACCGGAGGCAACGCCGATAGCCTCCGTCATCTGGCCAAACATGGAAGCCCAGGAACGGGAGCAACTAGCAACGGGATACTCGGAAAAAATGACGGAGGCATTCCGCCTTTACGCCGCAGACTACGACACCTTTGACTACAAACAGGAAATGACCTTCGGCGAGTTCCAAAACCAGTGCCGGCTTGAGGCCATGCTCTGCGGCGACGGCATTATCGTGGGCCGGATAAACAGGCAAACCGGACTCCCCTGCTGGGACTGGATCAACGGCAACTACATAATGACGGATCCGGATTACATCCCACGCAAATGGAACCGGGTTGTTCACGGCGTGGAACTTGACCGCAGAGGCAGGCACGTCGCCTATCACGTCCGGGAATACGACGGCGAGGAATTCTCGTTCAAGCGTGTTCCGGTAATCGGGGAAAAGTCAGGCAGGCAGATTTCCTGGATGATTTACGGCGGCGACAAGTTGCTTAACAACGTTCGCGGAATTCCGCTGCTTGGAAACGTTCTTTATATGCTCAAGGATTTGGACAGATACAAAAACGCCGAACTGCGTGCCGCCGTGGTAAACAGCATAATACCTATGTTCATCGCACGAACCCAGGAAACCGCAACGCCGCCAAGAAGCGTTATAAACGGCACGGGCAGGTACGCATCGCCCGAATTTGGAACGCCAGCTGCCGTGGAGGCCGAGCAAAGGGTCGCCGCCGAAACAAGGCAGATACCGCAAACCCAGTACGCAACGGCGGAAATGCTGCCCGGAACCGTGCCGGAACGCCTCGCCCCCGGCGAAAAGCCGGAAAGTTTCGACACGAGGCGACCAAACGTGAATTACGCCAATTTCGAAAAGGCGATCCTTGCGGCATTCGCATGGTCAAAAGGCATACCGCCCGAAATTGCCGTCATGCAATTTCAGTCCAACTATTCCGCTTCCAGGCAGGCAAGCAACGAATACACGATAAACCTCAAATACCAGACCTTCAAAAACGCAAAGGACATGGGGCAGATAATCTACTCCGAGTTTGTCATCCAGTCCGCACTAATCGGGGCACTTGACCTTCCCGGGTTTTTGAACTGCGCCTTCGATCCCGCGCAATGGAAACTGAAAGGCGCATGGCTCAAATGTGAATGGGCTGGGCTATCCCGTCCATCGGTTGACATTCAAAAAGAAGCCAACGCCATGAACAAGCTGCTGGCAATGGGTGTTGTCACGCATGACCAGGTTTCGCGCACGTTCAGCGGAATGGATTTCCGCGCCGTACAAAACAAGCTGGAAATAGAACGGAATTTAATGAGAAGCCACGGCTTTATATCAAGCGACGCACCCCAGCCGCCCACGCAGGCTGCGGCAAACGGCGCAAAGTCAGAAGAAGCAATAGCGGCCATACAGGAACTGGAAGAGTACATAGAAAATGGAAGCACCGAATTGCAGGAGCTATGGGACAATTTAAAAGCGTCAATTGCGTTAACGCAATCGGATTGACTTACTAGGAGGTAGAGGCGTTATGCATAAGTATGTATATTACGAAGTGATTGGACAGACAACGGGTATTAGTCCCGCACTTTTTATGGCGTGGTCGCTGATACAGCTCGTGATTTTCCTTTCCCCCGTACTTTTGGTGATATACAGGCAGGGAAAAAAAGACCAACAGTTCATCGAGGCGAAAAGAGACCTTGACGGATTGGGGATCAAGGTGGCCGACGTGCGATCAAAAACCGACAGTACAATTAACATGCTGGAAACAAAAATGAACAAGATGGACAAGGAGCTTGGGGAGGTTAGGGTTACCTTGGAATTCATCAAGGCTGCGGTGGAGGAACTAAAACCCCGGCGCAGAAGCTAACACAGGAGGATTTTGATGTGGAAAAGAAAAATTTGCTATTGTTGTTTCTCTTTGGTTTTATTATTGGTTTTGGTGCCACAATATTTGTCGGCTGTGCAAATAGACCAGGAATTGTCGTTACAACAGACGAGGCTATCGTCGCAGCTACGAGAAGCGTTGACCAACTCGCGGCAATCAATGATCGAGTTGGAAAACTACTACAGTGGGCTGATAGCAGGATTGAGGGACTCATTGGAGAGGCAATCGGGGGAATTGACGATGCTTTCCGACTACTTGACGAGTACGATGAATTCGTTTCGGAGCTTATCGGAAGAATTGCAGAACTCCGGTATCTTGCTGGCGGTGGAACGGGACAGGCGTATACGACAGGAACGGATTAGCATTGTTATCGGAGTAATCGGGGGTCTGGTTTTGACGGTAAACATCGTTATGATTATAATGTATTTTACCACAGGATCAATAATTCCCGTAAAAGCAAAGCGTGTTTTAAGGATTATGCGATGAAGGGACTTTTGATCAACGCCGTTTTATATTTTTTGTCATGGTTCATACCGAAACTATTTGAACGCCTAAAAAAGTGTGACGAAAAAAAAGCCGAGGAAGTATCCTGCACCCTTTATGAAAAATACGCATGTAAATGCGGGATTAACAATCGTGAATCACCTGCGGATGCAGATGAAAATATCAACGGGGGGAAAGGTGTTATGAAAATCGCAATTTCATCCGGACACGGTGCCAGAATCGCCGGGGCTATCGGGGTTCTAAACGAAGTCACCGAGGCTAGAAAAATGGTAGCCAGGGTGTCAAAAATACTACGGGAACGGGGTGCCACTGTAGCCGAGTTCCATGATGATGTCAGCACCACTGTTGGTCAAAATATCAACACGATAGTGGGCTGGCACCTAGGGCAAGATGCCAATGTGGATGTGTCGGTACACTTCAATGCGTTTACCGACCCCAACGCCCACGGTACGGAGGTGCTATACAGAACCCCCGGCGATCAAGCC